AAGAACCTCATATTCACATGCTTTACGATAGGAGACATCGTAATACTTGATAATAGCCTGAATTACATCGCTCTTATCCTTCTTGGCCCATCCGCTGAACCGCTTTCGCTTACGGACAGCCAATCTATAGTAATCGTACTGCATCCTTTTGTCTAGGAATGGATACTTGTTCATTTCGTTGGCATAGGCCACGGTATCCATGAAATAGGAAAGGGATTTGTTGACTATAAAAGGAACATAATCCCGACCATCTTGGTCCAGAATATCTTCCTTAGTATAGTTGATGGATTCTAGAACCTTTCCTAGATTCATTTGCTGATGCCCTTAAACTCGCAGTTCATCATGATCTCAACCATCATGGCTGTCAGATTGATCTCCTGATCGGCCACAAAAGCAGACTTGTATTGATACTCAGCAATGATGGTAATTGCTTGCGGAATGCTGCTTGGAACTAGCATCTCCTGTAGATTATCGTAAATCTTACGGAAGATATCCGTGCTATTATCCAGGTTCTTCACAATCCATTCACGAACAGACTTGAAGTTTTTTTGAGCCATGAAACCAATTAGCTTGGCAACATCAACATCCTTGACTTCAGAGAGAATTCCAATGTCGATCTTTCCAGACACAGAATACCGCTGAAGTTCATTGATGATTCGCCTGAAGTCTGGGAAATGCTTGATTACAAGTTGTCTAACTGCATTGTCATTGTATTCAATATTTTCAGCAGTTAGAATTTTGCAAGCTCGCTTGTACATTTCAAGACCGAGCGTGGAGTTTTCTCCTGATTGAATATTGAAGTTGATCTCTGTGCAGCGAGAGTGAAGAGGTTCAATGATTCGATACTTCCAGTTACAGGTCATGATGAATCGGCAGTTGGCTGCAAATTCCTCGATGGCCCCGCGCAGAGCAGGCTGAATGCTCTGGGCATTGGAGTAATCGAACTCGTCTAGAATCACTACCTTCTTGGCATCGGTCAATGATACAGTGCTAGCAAAGCCACGAATCTTTGTTCGCAGAGTATCAATATTCCCATCCTCTGAGCAGTTGATGAGAATGTAATCGCACCCAAGATCATTGCATAGGGCCTTGGCAACGGTGGTCTTACCGCATCCGGGCTTACCAACAAACATCATGTTCTGCAATTCACCACCCTTTACCATTTCGCTAAAGGTGGCTTTTAGTTCCTTTGGAAGAACACAATCAGATAGCGTCTGGGGTCGATACTTCTCGACCCACAGGTACTGGTCAGTTGTCATGATTAGCTCCCGCTGTTACTGCTAGATTCTAGGGCGATCCAATAGGTCAGATTTAGATTCTTTGAAGTAAACTTGCTGATAACCTTGCTTCCGATTTGGACATCGTAAGAGCCAGGAATCATCTTGAGGTTTTCCATCTTTAGACGGAACTCAAAATCATCATCAAAATCAGAATCTAGGCAGTCTTCGGTGCTTCCAAGGCTGATTGAGTAGGTGTTTGTGGTGCTGTCCTTGACATCACAGACCTTGGCAAATACCTCCCCGTCCTCAGCGTAGATCGACATATCAGCGACCTGAAGGACTCCAGAAGCCTTCTGAAGCTCGTTCAGCTTCTTGTCCGACAGGCTGAATTCTAGAACCACAGATGGCATCGTAAGGGCTTTTGGTGGGTTGCTGGTGATCAGCTTTGGCTCACAGTAGAAGTACTTGACCGAAGACCCGGTATCGTTCGAAATTTCAAGATACTTATCGTGGAACTCCAGTTCCGGGTTTTCAAATAGCGACAGAATACCGAGGAACTGGGATAGATCCCAGATACCAAATTCCTGGTCAAATGTCTCCTCTACCGTGGCTTCAGCCACAATATTCTTATAAGAAGACATTGTAGCAAGCTTGTTTCCGGGGCGAATCAACAGATTGCTGTTGATCGTTGAGAAGTTCTTCAGGATCTGAAGAGTGGGCTTGCTGAGAGTTAGTTTAGTTGTTGTTTTCATAATATAAAATTCACCTTTCAATCAGGTATTGTCCTGCAAATAGTCGAAAAAGTCAAGGCTCCCGTCACGCAAATCATGCATCAATTTCTTCGTGGCATGACGCAAATCACGAAGTTTTTTCTTTCTAAAGAATCTTGCGAGTTTTCTGGCCCGAATTATTTTCCAAAGTGGATGTTTTTTCATAAGATACCTACCCAAGAATACGAGTTGTTGTCATAGACATATTCATACAACATACCAACGGTTGTATTAAACCATCTCTGACCAACAACTGGCTCGTAGGGGGCGGAAGCTCCAACATGCACTCCTGCGGAGTTGAGAAGCCTCCAGCCCCTTGTTTCGCCGTGTTCGGGAGAAAATCCACTTGTTTCAAAAGATGCAACATAATACTTGCCCTCTTTTTCTACAATGCTCCCGTACTCGTATACCTTGAGTGTACCGTCTGGATTAGCAATCTTAAATTTTCCTTTAAAATTGAGATCCATTAGTTTTGTACCAGTTTGCTAAAATTGTTTTTCTTTTCTAGAGTAACCGTATTCTTGAACTTATCATGTAGTTGATCTGTCTTGTGGCTTATTACAAAGACATTACAACCCTTCTTCAGGCCGTTGAGCAACTTCATAAGTTCATCGGTTCCGATAGAATCCAGCGAAGAATCAAATACTTCGTCAAGGATGAGTAGGTTGCAGTGAAGACTGTTCTTCATTCTTGCAACTTCTCGCCATGCTAGGAGCAGAGAAATGTCGATTCTCATCTTTTCTCCTTCACTGAAACTCAAATATGAAAATTCGTCACGATGCCTACTTTCAATCTTTTCATTAAATTCACCGTCAAGATTGAACTTCACGAAGAATCCCATGTTACTGAGGTTCTTATTCACTAACTTATTTATAATCGGAAGATAGTGATTTATAATCTTTCCCTTGATTCCACTATCTTTCAAGAGATCTACTACAAGTTCGTGATCATTTTGTTGCTTTTCAAGAGAGATCAAAGCAGTTTCTTTTACTTTCTTCTCAATTTTAACAGATTCTAACTGTTCTTTTGTAGAAGCTATCTGATCTTCGTTTACAGAACACTTATCAGCTTCATAGCCAGCCTTTACCTTTTCTAGACTAGCCACTTCTCGTTCAAGTGACTTGACCTCTCTAACAAGCTCTTTAATTCGTTCTTGGACTTCTTTGCTCTTAGTTAAAATATCGTTATGCCAAGCTATTGAATTAATAATCTCTTCTGCATTGGTTCCTAGTTTGGCTAGTTTATTCTTCTTAGCCGAAACAATAGAACATTTATGGGATTCTTCAATGGCTTGCTTACAAGTTGGGCAAGTCTCATTATTATTAAAGAATTCCAGTTCTTCATTTATGGTATTGATATTAACAGTAAGATCGGCCTTCTTCTCTCTCAAAAGAGCCAAATCTTCGTCTGTAATCTTATATTGTTCTAGCTTCTTACCTTCCTGAAGGATTTCTTTGTTTAAAATCTTAATTTTTCGTTTAGATCCATCAATCTCTTCAGTCGCCTCTTTAATTTTATTTTCCAACATTTCAAGGCTCTTCTCCATGTTGGATTGTAAATTTTTGAGATTAGTTTCATAAAGTTTTATCTTTTCGTCTATAACTCTTTGGTCAAGCTTATTAATCTTAATACTCTCCCTTATCTGTGAAAGCTTGCCCTTTAGTATCAAGTTCATTGACGAGAAGACATCAATATCTAGGATAGTTTCGATGACCTGGCGACGATCAGCCGGAGGTAATTCCATGAAAGGAACGAACGAAGATTTACCAAGAATAATGACTTGCATGAAAGTCTTTCTATTCATCTTGAGTATCTGATTCTCAAGCATATCTTGGTAATCTTTAGTCTTGGCTGCTTGCTCTATCATCTCCCCATTCTTATAGATCTCAAAGATCTTTGGAGCAAGGCCGCGCCGAATCATATACTCAGTCTTGTTGATCTCAAACTCTAGTTCGACTAGGCACTTACCTTTATTTACGCTATTTACAAGTTGCGGTATATTGATGTTTCTAAAAGGATTGCCAAAGAGGGCAAATGTAATTGCATCAAGAAACGCAAACGACTTACCGTTTCCGTTTGATCCGCTGACAAGAGTTGTTTGACTTTTCTGGAAATCAATCTCAGAAAAGGTGTTTCCAAATGAGCC